TCTGACTGCATACTTGCCCCAGAATAATAATGAGGTTTAAATCCTCTTCGGTAGTAGCTATCTGCTCCGCCTCGGTCATATGGACCTCCATGTCTATCATCATATTTCATATCTTATCCTATCCAAAAAACCATATTAACAATGCACCAACAACTATCCAAGGTGCATACTTCCATCCAATTTTTATTGCGCCAAATACTACTGCTAAAAAAACACCAGCACTGACACCACCAATTATGAGAGGTTTTAATACCTCCCATGCTAGGTCAACATCTCCTCCCATTAATCGAAGATCCGGACTACGCCAAGGTCAATATCGTCGAAGACCTTTTGCATAGCTTGCATAATCCAAGCCTGATTATTTTTTTCAGCTTCTAGATAAGCATTCTGCAATGCTTCTAGTTCTGCCATTGAGATAGCTTTTACCTCAGTTTTAAGATAAGTATACGCCATTAAGCCGCCTCCATCCATCGGTTAAGTGTGTTAACATCTACGCTCAGCGAACTAGCAAGTTCAGCTATACGTTTTTCTTCTGCCGCCTGGTATGCTTTATCTTCTTCAATTTGGGCATCCATTTCAGCACATGCTTCTTTAACAAGTTTTTCCAACTGTGCATCTGACATAGTTGAAAAATCGAAACTGCGAGCATAGCCTTTGCTATATGCGTCAGCAGTTGCATAGTAGGCACTTTCTTCAAGTTCGATACGTTCGAACTCTGCTAGAGTACCACTAGGAACACGTTGGCTCCAATAAGCAGTATCAGATGCTTCAGGCAACATACCCATCCAGCAATCAGGTTGTTTGCTGAATTCAATAGCTTCAGCACGTTGAGCATTGATATAATCAGTTAAATCCTGTTGCATTATAATCTCCTAAGCTACAAAAAGTGGTTTCATTTTTGAGAACACTTTGTTAAAAGCATTCACTTCATATTCAAAATGCTCAAAGAATACATCATCATCTTCAGCATCGGACTTGCAATGTTCTTCCCAAGCCATATTCATTGCTTCCATACCTTCAAGCATACTGCCATTACCAAAGTTTTTAATTGTACGACATGCATCATCAAAGGTCACATTCATCTCATAAAAGCTAGGGATCTTAAACATCTATCAACTCCTTGTTTCTAACTATACATACACTATAGCACCAAGATGTCATACTGTCAACCTTTTTTATAACATTTTTTGTAATTTTTTTAATAAATCTTCCAAACTACCATCATTTTGTATGATTTGTTCAAATTCACTGTCTTTATCAATCCAAGCCCATTCACTGGCATGTACATCACTAGGATTTGTGCCATTATCACGTTTATCTATAAACCATTTTGGTAATTCACCTCTGCGTACTTGCCATACTTGACCTTGTACACTTTGTATCATTTTAACTTCGTTTGGAAAACGTACATCAGGTATTACCCAATTTTTATCTGGATTTTCTAATATTTTTTGTTTCACTAAACTTACCCAGATGCCGTCAAAAAATCCGTTACGCATACAATCAGTGCCAAATAACTGAAGCACAAGGCGAGGAGTAACTTCTTTGCCTGTTTCGTTTGACCAGAACACATCAGCTTTTTCTCTCCATATTCTACTGCGATCTGTGTCACCTTCTAACATATCTCTATCCCAACCAAAAACACTAGCTACGCCGTCTTTCAATTTGTCAGCGAAACTTAGCTTTTCAAAGTTGTGATTTTCAACTAAAATATCGGCAACAGTTCCTTTGCCACTGCCGATTAAACCGCATATACCAATTATCATTGATACTCCAATCTTTTGCTTTAGTTAATAATATTAGAAATTTTTGGTAAAGTCAACCAATAATTACGCCAAGTCCAGCTTGCCCGTCAACATAGTACTTGAGATCGTCTTCCAATTTGTCTATAGTTGTAAGAGCATCATTACGCAATGAATCAGCATTAAGACTTGTTCCGCCTTGTGGTCCTGCGATAGTATTGAATTTGCCTCTGGCTTCAGCAAGCATTAGTTTTGCTTGAGCTAGTGCATATTCTTTTATCCATGGTAGGCTATAAGGATCTGTTAACAGTTCTTCATCACTTCTATGTTTGTACACATGAATATAAACTGTATCATCTGCTTTTATTTTTCTATGTAACAATAGCTTCTTTGTTACTGTATTCCAAGTAAATGTATATTCACCGCCAAACATTTTAGCCAAATGTTCTCTGTGTTGTGCTAGTGCATCATAAATGCCTAAACCACCTGCTCTACCACTGTACAATAAAAAGTTATTTAGATATGCAGTTTCAAACGGTTCAATATCACCACTGCTAGCACTATTAAGTGTACCACTACTACGTCTATAAACATCTTTAACTTCTATAACTTCATTGTCTAGAGTGTATTCAGCTACTTCTCTGATAAGGTCTAGTTTTACAAATGCTTCTTCCAACGCATTTTCACTACGTTGTCTGTATTTTTCAAAACTTTTTTTGATACTCAAATCATAATGTTCAGGGTCAAGTTCTACGTCGACCATCTGACCACCAAGTCTAAGTTCTATCTCTTTTGTTAATTCATCTACCTGTGCCATACTAATATTTATCCGTTATAGTAATCCGCAGTATACTTGAGCAGTTGTTTTAATTCTTTGCTATTAGGTTCAAAAACCTGTCTATATCTGGCATAGCTTGGCAAGTCATCTTTATATGCTTCTGGATTGCGTAACACTTGTTCAGGATTGTTTGTATCTTTAATCTCACTAGCAAGGTCACTAGCATATGCCATAAGTTCATGTGGATCACGCAAATACTCACGCATCCAATCCATTTGATTACCAGTCTTATTTGCTAGTTCAGTGCCTTTTTGGTGACCACTTTTAATTTTGTTTACACGATCCAAACCTATTTTAGCATACTGATTCCAATGGATAGTTTCGTGTGCTAGCATACGCATTACTAGTTGTTTAAAAGTTTTTGGTCCATACTTGCCTTCTAAATTTTTAGTAAACAAATATACTTGCATAAACTTGCCGTTTTTGTCTATACCAGCTTCTGCACTTATCCATTCATTGGGATCTTTACGTTCTGCATCGGTGGCAATAAACTCTATTGGCAAGTCATCATAGTTGTTTTGGTTGAGTATTTCTTCAAACTCGAAGATGTCATCAACATCTCCGTTGTCATTTAAATATTTTTGATACTCTTCTATACTGTCGTCAATAATTTGCTCTACCTGACTCATAAATTTTTTGTCAGGTTCTACCCGTGCTTCGACTAGTTCATGCAATCTCATACAAGTATTTATTTGAAGGCTTTGAGTATAATGGTATCTGCATTGAATCTACCATTCATTTTGGTCTCAGTTGTTTTAAGATATCCAAATTGTGCGTTTAGTTTGTGTTTGGTAATCTTTTTCCACATAGGCAAAACTTCAGTAGGTTTTCTTATAGTTTTTTGTGTGCTTTTTGCTTCGTCAAAGTATTGTAATGTAGTACCTTTAACTTTTAAATCAGCATGTTCTTGTGCATGGTAGATTCCTATTTTACGATTCTTTGTATTAAAAACAACAACACATTTACTATCGATAATCTCACTTGGAGGGATACTAGTAATTCCAAAATCTCCATCACTAGGCTTAAACTTTAGTTTCTTTACAAGCTCTTGAGCACTTTTCACTTTGGGTTTTCGTACTGCACGATTTTGTTTTTGCTCTGCCTTCATAATTTCAATAGCATCGAACAATCGCTTGTAAAAATCTGTAAGTTCTTTTATTTGAGATTTGCTATACGAATCATAACCTTCTGCAAGTTGTGATTGCATATCATCACGTTTACTAGCAGTTGGCAAATCATTTAGTTCTTGTAGTTCTTCATAACTACCTGTATACCAATTTGTAACAAAACGCAAGTGTCCAAGATTAATCTGTTTTCTCTTAAACAGTTTCAACGGCATTTTATCTTTAAGAGGATTCTTTTTGCTATCTTGCATCCAATCATCAATCCACTGATCCAAATCTTCTGTTTTTTCTCCAGCCGCCTCTTCTAGTCTTTCTTGTATACTAGGAACATGGATATTTTTCTTTTTCTTATCGTCTGCTTTTCTAACTTCAGCAATACCTTTACCTTTTTCGATAAGTTCAGCAATTTTAGGTTTAATATAATCTGTCATAGGTGCAATATCACCACTTGTGCCAGGACAAGATTGCCAATGCTCTTGTTCTAATTCATTGTAATCAGGACAGCCATCTAGTAGCATACGGCAGTAGATTCCTACTAATCCTTCAAATTTTGCCGCTTTTTTGGCATTTGAAATGTCAGTCTTGGAATAACCATTTTCTTTCATCCAAGTATACATGTGTTCAATGTTATCTGTATGCTTGTAATTCATATACCAAAAATCGTTGTTATGCCGTTTTAAGGTATGAAATTTATCGCCGTCTAGTTTTTCCCAACCTTCGAAGCCAGGTGCTTGCATTCCTTTTATTTTGCGCCTTGCAAGTTTTACTTTAGATTTTTTTCTAGCCTTTGGAAGTGCCATAATTGTCCTCTCTGTTTTGTGCCTTACACACTAATTTAGCATCTTTTGTTAATTTGTCAACCTTTAAGGTATCGATAAATAAGTGTATGCCACGTTTAAGTTTATACAAACCGACCAAAACTAACGATTATCACTTTATGGATCGCAATATCCGTGAGCAATTTAGTATTGGTGGAACAGGAGTACATGTACACAAATATTTAGGACCAGCAGTAACGGCAGACAAAAATGACCCTGCACAGCCTAATTATATTGATGGTAGAGAAGTTGATCCACTTAGTGGAGAAGTAATCAATGTCGAAGGAATCATCAATGAAACAAAAGTACAAGACTTGCTGTTTATGGAAAACAGAGATAGAAAATACGACAAAGACATTTATGAATTACGAGGTGTTTACAATGTACAGGACACTGATTTTGATCTAACACAGTTTGGCTTATTTTTAAGCAATGACATGTTGTACATGACATTTCACATGAATGAAATGGTAGACATAATGGGTAGAAGACTAATGCCAGGAGATGTATTAGAACTTCCTCATCTACGTGATGCACTATTGTTAAATGCTGATAAAAATGCAATCAACAAATATTATGTTGTTAATGATGCTAATAGAGGTGCAGAAGGTTTTAGTCAAACATGGTATCCTCACATTTGGAGAGTTAAACTAAGCCCACTTACAGACAGCCAGGAATACTACGACATACTTGGAGATGGTAGCGAAAATAGTCTTAAGAGTGATCTTAGCACATATAAAGCTGAATACAATATCAGCAATGCTATTGTAGAAGCCGCAGATGCTGAAGATCCAAATGGTACATCGATGACCGAACATTTGTTTGGTTATGATTATGCAACCAGTGGCGGTTTAGTAAATCAACAAAACAGTTACAGTCACGGTGAAAGTATTAACAGCGGTGACCAATTTCCAAGTTCACCCACTGAAGGTGAATATTTTATAAGAACTGACTTTAATCCAAATAGATTATTTGTGAGAAGAGGTAGTAGATGGCATAGACTTTATGATAATATCACTGATCAAACATGGACAGATAAAACTTATAATGCTAGTGATTACATCAACAATAATAGAACCACAGTGGTAGATGACCAAGAATTTAACGAGCAAACTCCATTAAGTGAAGTAATAAAACCACAAGCGGATAATACATAATGGCATACGAAACATCAAAACTTACCGCAGTACCTTACTTCTACGACAAACAACTTCGTAGATATATTCAGCAGTTTATTAGAATATTTGCAGGCTTTCAAGTTGCAATGCATTCAGACAATGAAGGTAATACAGTTTTTCAAACAGCGCCTGTACGTTATGGTGATGTTAGTAGAATGGCGGCTCACATTGTGAGAGAGAATAGTGAAAATATGATACAAACGACTCCGTTTATTAGTTGTCATGTTACAGGTTTAGAAACTGCACCCGATAGAAGAACACTAGCTTCTTATGAAGAAAATGTACCGGTATACGAAAAGAAATTTAACGAGTCTACAGGTGCATACGAAAATGAACAAGGCAGAGCATATAGTATAAAAAGACATCAGCCTGTGCCATATAATTTAACAATGCAAGTTGATATATGGACAAGCAACACTGAACAAAAACTACAATTATTAGAACAAATACTTGTATTGTTTAATCCTACACTTAATATTCATACCAGTGACAATGCACTGGATTGGAGTACACTAAGTTATGTAGAATTAATAGCCAGTACTTGGAGTATGAGAGCAATTCCTAGTGGAGTTGATGATATCATAGATATCAGCACAATGACATTTACAATGCCTGTGCTAATTAATCCACCAGCAAAAGTTACAAAACAAACAATTATTCATACTATTATTGACAACATCAATGACACAGACGAAGCTGGACTAGAAGCTCTTAGGGCTGGAAATAGTTATGTTCCATTGTTTACAAGTTATAAAGTTGTAACACTAGACAATTATAAAATGCGTTTTACAATGGATGCTAGTGGTAATGGAACTGCACAACTATTAAGTGAAAGTGGCACCAACAGTGACGCAAACGGAATACTAAATTGGGCAGAAGTGTTTAAACCTTTTGGAGATTTTAGAGATAGCATTAGTCAACTTAGACTAAAACAAACAGATAATCCTGGTGTAACAGCTGGCGATATAGTGGGTAACATTACTGTTAATGCAGGCAATGTAAACTTACTTGATGTTGTAATGGACACAAATACATTTCCTGCTATGACACAGACTGCCGTTGATGCAGTAGTTGATCCACAAGCTAATCAACCCGGAGACGGCACAATATCAGCCGCACAAGACGGTGATAGATACTTGCTAACAAAAGATGTGGCAGGCGGAGCAGGTTGGCTTGGTAGTGGTGCAAAGAAACATGATATAATACAATATAGTGTAGGCACAAATCAATGGAATATTTCATTTGATGCTATTGC